ATCCTGCAAGTCGATTAATAATCCTGTTGGATATATATGTATGGCAGACACAACTATGGAATTAACTGATTGTGGTTCGTTAGATGATACTAATGTAAAATCTGGAACTGGAACATTTGTGATTACTAATACCAATGTAGTTACGGGAAGTTAAACTAAGTAGATACATAGTTAATTAAATCAATTTAAATATAGTGATTATATGTACGTGATTACAAATAATAAATCCGAGACTCTTTACAGAATCTCGGATTTCTTTATATTCTTTATTACTCATTAATACGGAGTCGATGGAACATTCAAACTCGGATTCAATGCTCGTAACTGATTCCAGGCAGCAGCCCAAATCTGCTCTAATACAGAAACATCATTCTTCAGATTATAAAGATTAGTTGAAACGTTAGATGCGTATGTACTTACGTTGGCAATCCGACTATTTGTGTTCGTACTGACATTAGCAGCATAAGTAGAAACATTAGCAGCGTATGTGCTCACGTTAGCCACGTTCGTATTTGTAGTAGACAAACGGGTCGATGTGTTTGCTGCATAGGTGCTCACGTTGCTCACATTCGTGTCAGTTACAGCCAATCTGGTTGAAGTATTGGCAGCATAAGTAGAAACGTTGATTGCGTATGTACTTACATTAGCGATACGAGTAGAAAGTGTAGTATTCAAAGTAGCCAGACGGCTTGAAACATCTATACTATATGAACTTACGTCTCCGACACGAGTAATCGTTGTTGACAGACGGCTTGAAACATCAGCAGCATATGACGAAACATTGATTGCATATGTGCTGACATTGGCGATACGTGTGACAGCACCGTCCAGACGAGACGATACATCTAAAACATAGCTCTGCTGAGCATATCCGCCGTCTGCGTGATTACCCCAAGAATAAGCAGTGTTCCAGTTAGATATGCTTGTATCAGTCAGTCCGTCGAGAATGCCCTTGTTTGCATGTGTATGTCTGGCATTTGATGCATCTACGAAATTATTAATGTCAGTAGAAGTGATTCCGTCCAGAACACTCTTATTTGAATGAGTGTGGAAACTACTGTCAGTAATGCCATCAAGTATATCCTTGTTAGCGTGTGTGTGATTATTGGTATAGGCAGTATTCCAGTTGGAAACACTAGTATCGGTTAAGCCGTCGAGTATATCCTTGTTAGTATGCGTATGAGCCTGTTCAAGTGCAGTGTCAACATAAGCCTTCACAGCACCGTCAGTTACAAGAGCACCGCTGGAAGAACTGATTGTATCGGTATAATTCTTCGTGACTACGTTTCCGTAACCGGCAGTAGGATTAGCGGGAAGAGCAACACTGATGTCAACGCCTTCAACTGTAGCGATTTTCGTCAAAGCACCCCACTGAAGAGTTGCATCCTGGTTAACGACTTTTACCGTTCCCTGTACAAATGTAATATCTGAAGCAACCGGTGCTGTATTCTTTGCAACATTCTTCTTGAAAATGATAGAGTCACCGACTTGCATTTCAACACCCAAGAATGTTCCCGCAGTCGATACGATATACAGGTCACCTTTCTTATTAGCAACGGTTGTCAAAGTATCTTCAGTATCAGTTATATCACCGGTGCCGGCATTGAAGTCATTCTTATAACGAACAGCATTTGTAACATATTGTGAAAGATAATCATTGATGACTTTTGCGCTCCATACTTTAACTGTTTCATCTGTTCCGGTTGTAATGTCTTGAACTGTGCCGGCACCGTAAGATGTATCTTGCAGGAAAGCAGCAATACTACTATCTGTTAGTCCATCAAGAATATCAGAGTTCGTATGAGTATGGTTATTAGTATAAGCAGTATTCCAGTTAGAAATACTAGTATCTGTCAATCCGCTTAAAATACCGGAATTCGTATGACTATGTTTAGCATTTGAAGCATCTATGAAATTATTAATGTCAGTAGAAGTGATGCCGTCAAGAATGCTTTTATTAGAATGAGTATGAAAACTACTGTCGGTAATGCTATCGAGAATAGTTTTATTCTCGTGAGTGTGCAAAGCAACATATGCTCTTTGAAAATTGTCCAGAGAAGCATCTAAAGGAATTGAGTACCCATCTGCCATTGTCACAGAGAGAGTACCAGAAGAAGTAATCGGAGAACCTGAAACCTCAAGACCGGTCGGAACAGAAAGACCGACAGACGACACACCGCTCTGAGCAGCACTAATCTGACTCTGCAAATCAACATACATGTCTTTTGCACCTTTCTGACTGAGAGCGACAGCATCAGAACTGTCTAGATTTTCTAACGAATGGGCTAGACGCATAAAAGGTAACGTTACAGTTAACTTTGTATTTCCTTTCTTTGCGAACCCTACGGCAGTCATTGAACTAGCATCAAGTATCAGACCCTCTTCAGCAGCAATCTGTTCAGATGTATAACCCGTGTTAGTGAGATAGAACTGTATCATGATATATTTTTTAAAAAGTACTTTTTCTCACTATTTATCAAAGAAAAAATCGGTTCATAACAATTTGGTCTCCGAAAATGTAATATTCGGGTTTTTGTGCGATAAATAAACCAAATCTGATTTAATCACAAAAATGAAGTGGAATAATTCAATTTATAACTTAAAAATCTTCAAGTTGAACCGCATCCGGTACGAAGAACTGATGGAAGATGCAATCAACTACGTGAAGCAGACTTACCGTGCATCGAACCAGAATTTCACACTGGCTAGCCCGTTCTCGCAGTTGTTGTCAGTCATTCTTCATCTCGGCCGTATGGTGTTCTATTATATTGAGGACAGTATCACATCTCTTAATATTGCAACTGCATCTCGTCCGGATAATATCAAGGGTCTTGCCCAGTTGACGGGACATCGTGCTCAGCGAGTGCAGTCAGCCCGTGCAGCTGCTCGTATCAAATACAACAACACCGGAGACCAGGATATGACCGGCAAGGTAATTTATATCCCGAACAAACTGCCGGTCCAGAATGCATTGAACGGTATTTCATACATTATTCTATTGGGTTCGGATACTGCAAAACTGACGATGCAAGCCGGAAACTACATCGACTGCTCATTATTACAGGGCGTGTTGAAATATCAGAGAACCACTTCTACCGGTCAGCCGTTGCAGAGTTATAACTTCGCCGAACGAAACTACCGTGAGATAGAGCAGTACTTCGTGAACATCTATGTGAATAACGAACCTTGGGTGATTGTTGAATCATTCAATGACTTGACTTATAACCAGAAAGCATGCGTTGTCCGCACCGGTCTGACCAGCGGCATCGACGTATTCTTCGGAAACGGAGATTTCGGTATGATACCGCCGGAGGGTGCAGTCATACTGGCAGAATACGTAGTCAGCGACGGATTGGGCGGAAATATCTCGGCAACTTATGTCAATGAGACTACGAGTCCCTGGAAATTCAACGCACCCGGCTATCTGGAAGACGGAACACAAATGACATTGAACGACAACTTCAACCTGGAACTTCGCACGGATCTCATATTCGGTGCACCGTCGGAAGACATCACGTTGACTCAGATGCTTGCTCCGCATACTTCAAGGTCGTTTGTCCTTGCCAATGAGACGAACTATAAGTATTTCCTCGAGAAGATGGGTATGTTCTCGAATGTCGAAGTCATCAAGGGCTATTCTACACAGGAAGCGAACGCTACTGCACGTATCGCATATGACAAGGCACAGACAGAATACTACGATGTATTCAGCAAGTGGCAGGATGCAGTAGATGAGTTCGGAGAGTCGTCAGATGAAGCGCAGGCACTGTACGATGATGTACAGAACGCACTGAATGCGATGAATTCTGCTCAGGATAAAGTAGAAGACACAGATATGCCGGATAATACAGTCTATCTGATGCTGATACCCGATATCAAGAAGCGTCTGACAACGAATGTCAACTATTTCACTTGCAATGAGTCTCTGTTCACATTGACCAGCGATGAGCAGTATAATATTCTGCAACTCATCGAGAATAGCGGACAGAAGATTATCACGATGGAGAACAGAATCCTGGAGCCGAAACTGCCACGATTCGCTATCAACGCTGATGTAAAAATCTGGGAGGGTCATAACCTTCAGAGCATTTACTCTGACTGTCTGGACCGACTGTCTCAGTACCTTATTAATAATACCAGAAAAGACATCATCCCTGTTTCCGACATCACTTCGTTGTTCGAAGCAGTCGAGGGAGTTGACTCTGTCCGCGTATGGTTCGATGCAGATGTAGAGAATTCAGAAATCTACCAACAGGAGAAATTCTACGGAATCGATGAACTCGGTGATGTGGTCCTGACTCGCAGTTATACGAATGCAAACGGAATGACAAGACGAGTGAGAGACATTCTGCCTCTGTTCCGCGGAGGCTTTACAAGTCCGGAGGGAGTTGAATATTCAGATACACAGTCATTAGACTATCTGTCTGCTTTCAACCTGAATGTCATCTCATATACAAAGAATACAAGACTCAGCACAAATAACCCGATTGATTGAACACCATGATTAGAGAGATATATTGCAGAATGCCGTCCGACCGCAGTTACAAGAAGAATGTGGAGTCAACGGATGAGATTGAGAACATACTGACCCAGATTAAGGTAGTGCTCGGCACTCACAAGGGTCAGGTGCTCGGCTCGTTCAATTTCGGCATCAATCTGAATGACTATATATTCAACTATAACTTCAACGATACTGAGATACAGTACCTGGTGAACTCGATGCTGGCACAGTACGTGTACTACGATACAAGAAAATATAATGTATACGCGCAAGTGTCCTGGGGTCACGCAGACGACAACAGCGACTACGGACTCATCGATGTGTATATCAACGAACGAGCATGTCTCGGTATCCTCGTTGACCAAAACTAAAAATTATCCGAATTATGCCAAGACTGAAGAACATAGAATCATTTACAGAACTGACTGACCATCTGTACGATGACATCAAGAACGAAGGATATCACTATGAGCAGCATATCCTTCAGAATGTAGTGTCTCCGGAATTGTTCGGAAACCCGTTGAACGATGTCTGCTACCGTCAGATAGAACGATGCTTCGAATATATGATTAATGCAGTGCGGAAGATAAAACTGCACTATGCGATTGCGTTTCCGAAAAATTCAACACATATTAACTGAAAAAGACGAGTCAAACGACTCGCCTTTTTGATTATATCAACCGATACAAACCCAAGAATTGCAGTTAGGACAGACAACTTCTAGTCCGAAATCATCTCGATAGATTTCATCATTGGTAAATTCAAACCACGCACCGCATTTTGGACAACGGTCTTTGTGTGCTCCTGGAGTGGAAGTTCCTATTATTTTAGCCATTATTGTAACATTTTCTTTAGTTTCTTCTTATCTGCTTCAGAAAGAGTAGCAAGTATTGACTCTAAGTCAACTTTCTGCTTCTTTGGTTTCGCTTCTTTCTTCTTTTCTAATGAAGTTTTGCCAGTAGTTGATTTCTTCTTTGATGGTTTCTTTCCTGCTTTTCGTGCTTTGTATAATTCCATTACGTCGGCATAAACACCCATATGCTTTAACCAATTGACAATATTAGAATAATTACAATGGTCTTCGTTTCCGAGATAACTGCTATTTCTTTTTTTGAACAACTCATCGATATAATCTTGAGCAAAAGTTTCTGGAATTTTTGAGAATACATAATACGGATTTTCTGATGAAGTCTTGTTATCACCTGAACTTAATTCGTACTTTTTCGTCACACTATTGAAATGCTTGTCAGTGATGCATCTCACTGTTAATCCATTTTTATTGTCATCATTTGACCGAAACTTTCCTATACCGATTACTTTGCCATACCGTGTGAATGTTAAAGCATCATCTATGTATGGATTCTTATAGTCACCAAAATAAACATTATAATAAATATTCATCCCTATGAAAATCTTTTCGTTGTTTCTGTCGTAATACTCTAACTCGGTATCTTCGAATGGATGCGCTTCTCCAATAACTTCAAGGTCATCTTCTAAAATACGGTTGTGATAGTCTAAATAATCATCGCAATACGCATCTAACTGATAAAACTGCTTATAGACTCCTTCCTCCTCAACTAGCCAACCCCAACCTCGAATTTTATACTCTTTTGTTGGCGGCCATTTCTTCGAAAAACTGCCATATGCCAAACTACCAGGGAAACCGAACGGTTCTCTCACTAACCGGACTGTGTCGCCGATTCCGTACTTATAATGTAATACTTGTGACATAATTAATCAATCTTTGAATGTTCTTGAAGCGAATGTATGCGCAGAATCGAAATTAATAATCATTTCGCTTTCGCTGTTCGTAATTATATCTGTAATAATAAGATGCTTCAGAATATATGTTGTTGTTTCTTTTGAATCAGCAACTGTCATAGAAGTGTCATCTGTCCATTCTTCTTCAAAGAACCGTGGATTTCCGTGTTTGCTGAGTTCTTCCCTCATCGGATTGACAATATGAGTATGAATAGCATGGTCGATTCCCGGACAATTTTCGATAGTCACTACAAGAGCATTCTTTCCGACAATTGCTTGATAACTGTTGTTCTGATATAAAAACGATTCTCGAGTTATTTTATAATTGTCGTTCCACTTTAAATCAGTAGTCACACTAATCTTTGAATCATTTGTTCGAATGCTATCATACACAGAAAAGACTTTATCTAGCAACTTAGATTCAATCTTTAATGTTTGATTATAATTATTAAATGTTCTTTCCATAACTTATTCTTTAATCGGTTTCATTTTCGATTCTGACCAAGCGGGATTGTCGCAGAGATTGAAACTGCGAATCTCATCAACTTCTTCAACAACTCCATCTTCATTAATGCTGGCTAACATCGCCGGAGCAACTCCTATATCTCCCATTTCAGAAACAATCGTTTGAGCAATCTTTCCTTGTGGTGTGTCTAGCAGTTGAATCTTTCCGAGCAACATTCCCGTTTCTTCATCAAAGTTCAATTCTGTTACTTTATGAGTTATATGAGCGATGCTATCACTTGGATGAATTATATCACCCATTAACGGCACTGCATCATCATTGAAATAACCATATGCAACATTATCGGCAACTTTTTTCTGATAATCGCTGATTGCTTGCTGCATTATACTGCTATCGTATGTGCGACCGTTAGCGTTCTTGACTCCGCATCGCATAAACGTTCCTTCGAGTTCAATCATTATTTTCGCTTTCTATTTGATTCCTTAATTCTTCGTACATTTTCCTTTCTCGATCCATTTGCGCATCAGACGGCAATGTTACACACTTATCACCCGAATTCTTTCCCGGAATGACTTTCTCTAACTCGTATCCAATTGTCTGATGATATATATGTTCAATCAAACCCAATATACTCGATTCAAGCACTCCTTTCGCTAATTTTTCTGCTGGCTTCTCTTCTTTCTTGATTGTCGTATCGAACATAATCCTTAGTGAATCAGCCAGATCTGTCTTTCCAACATTCTCACTCATCAAATAATTTCTCCTTTCCTTCGAACTTTTCTTTTAAGCGCAAGTAATTAGCATATTCTCGCTCTTCTTCCTTGCGAGCATGCTCTGCTTTAATACGCTTCACTTCTTCGTCGCTCAGATGATAGATGCCCATATCTATGAGCATCTGGAGCCACAAGTCAAACGAAATTTTTCCGTCTTTATCAACATATGAGTGATATACTTCTAATGAATCGTGATAGACTTTCTGATCGTAAATCCAGTTATCGTTCAGAATCATCTCATCTGAATTGTCTTCCTTGTATTCTAAGCCTACGCAGATAAATGTCTTATCTGTGAAAAGAATCAACAACATCTGCTCACTGTGACTTCCGCGATTGACAAAACCTACTTTATCAACCACTTTACCAGCCCACTTCTTGCCGTCTCTGTTATCGTAATACGACCAGTCAACATCGTGAAGTCGCAATTGTTCGTAACCTTTAACTTTCATAATTTTCTAATTAATGATTTTCTGCCAGGAAATAAATTGTTATCGGCTCTTTCGCTTCAATGCCTTGCTTCTTTGCTTCAGCATCTACCATTTTATTAATCCAGCATTCAAAATGCTTATAGATTCGTTGACGTAGCCGATAATAGTCATAGTCTTTGACAATGCTGTCTGCATCTGGACTTTCCAACTCCCATTCTTTGAAGAAACTCTCCGGAACGTGCGAGACATCAATAAACCTCCGACGAAGATAATAGATGAGTTCCTCTATTTCATCAGTCAGTTCCGTCTTCTTTGACTGCTGTTTGAAAGTGCCGTCTTTCGGAATAAAGAATTTCGTATTCGTTTCGTAAACATTATCAGTAAAACGTTTGATGACAAATGCATCTTCTGCCTGACGAATCAAATTGTAACTCCGAATCAGTGTCTCTATATAAGAAATGTAGTACTGTCCGTCGCTGTACCATTCTTCAGTAATGGGCTTCCCGTCTTCATCAGTAATGTTAACAGACTCGAAATAACCGTATATCAGGAAATTCTTGATATGCTTCTTTGCTGTTTCAAAGTCATCAGATAAATTCCGGAGATTCTCTTTGTCAATAACATCGTAGAATAACTTCAAGATTTTCTGATTGCCTTCCAATGCATTCAAAGATGGCATAAAGTATGTCTTATGTTCATCTTTATCCGGAAAATAATTCTCAGGGATGCGTATCAGTTCATTAGCAAGTCTTTCAACTAAGTATTGAATCTCTGGCATCTGTGAGAACATTCTCAGATATTCACGGCGAGCATCTACATTGTCACTCAAAATATCTTTGTGTGCTGCTGTTTTAATTTTCTCAAATATATCTTCCATAACTTAATCTTTTGTGTTTGTGTTGTCTTCTGCAATGTTTGCTGAACTTGTCCCGAGATGCTCTACATAGAGATTCCAGCAACAAGAGCCGTTCTGACTGTTGGCTCCGAGAATACGTGACTTCACAACATAATTCTCGAATGTCTGTTTGTCAGCCGGGCCGTTCCAGATTGTAATTCGCTCTCCCTCCTGTGGGAAACTGTATCCGTAGATAATCTGAAGTATCTCACCGCTTTCTCTGTCGAAGATATAGCACTTCTGCCCGAGCGGAGTCCAGCCTTCTTCACTTTCATCATCTCCAGATGTTTCTCCTGTTTCTTCTTCTGGGTGCTCTTCCCCGTACTTCTCACGTTCTTTCATATCAAGATAGTCATAATAGCGATTCAAGTCATCATTCACCATCAGCATCCACTTCGGCAGCATTGCCTTTGCTTTCTCCATCAGATAATCTGGAATTTCCCGGTAGAAAGCACACGCAATCGGACAAGCCATCGCAGCAATCGTATCTGCATCACCGCCAGTAGCGATACACTTCTTGAGACAGTCTTCGAAACTAGTGCTCTCCAGGAAACATATCAATGCAACGGGAACACTTCCCTCACAGGTAGCATCGAAACGATAAGTCGGCTGAATGTTCCAGTATTCCTTCTCCTTCCAATCCGGATAGTACTTATTAAGAATCTCTTCACGGATAGTCATCTTATCGTTAGTACAACGAGCCAAGAAAATAGCTTGAGCGATAGCAACTGCACCCTTGATTCCGTCAGGATGATTGTGAGTGCACTCAGCAGTCTTGGTTGCAATCTCTTCTGCTTCTTTTAATGAATTTGCATACCAGCCTGCAATAGAACAACGCATCGCACTTCCGTTACCGAAAGAATTGTACGGCTCTTTCTTACTCGAGATAATCCAGTTCCAGAACAATTTGCCGTATCCGCTGTTCAAATGTTGCTGACAACGGCTTTCCAGTGTAGTCTCGATTTTATAATCGTTAAGAATCGCTTCTGCACAAGCAAATGTACAGACTGTATCATCCGTGAATTTCTGAAGTGGATTGTCCAGGTCAATCTTATAAATGTCTTTCTCCGGACAGAACTCATATGCTGAACCGCAAATATCACCGATTGCAGCAGATAAGAGAACATCCTTTAGTCTAATGGGCTTTAAACCTTTTTCTTCCATGTATCTTAAACTTTAAATTATTTCTAACACTTATTGTACTATTATAATAAGAAAAAGTTTATCACTATCAGAAAGTTTAAGAAAATTTTGGTTTGCGGAAATTATCCTGTGTCCAACTTTGTGATTTTGCAGTAATATATATTAAAGAATGAAATTAATTTTATTTTGAAATAGAATGAAAAAAGAGAAAAAAGAAACTAAGATGACAGCAATCGTCACTGGCGAGACCGGTGCAGAAGAGGTTGCTAAGGCACAGACGGCTGATATTGCCGCAGATGTTCCCGAGATGAGTCCTGAGCAGATTGAGTTTGCTCGGATGACAATGCGCAAGGAATTCAATGAACGCTTCTCGAAGTGGGCAATTATCGAAGATGAGGATGCTGATGATGACTTCATCGCTCAGACCAAGAAAGACCTGGACGATGAGGTTGAACTGAATAAGAACCGCAAGTTCAATATCGGCGGTCACGAAGACGGCATTGCTCTCCGCACAGCAGAGTTCCTGAAGGAATGGAACGAGAACTTCAATCATTGGGAGAAAGGTATGTGGCGCGGCATTATTCGCTTCAACATCGTCATCGGTGATATTCTGAAGGACTTGCAGGAGAATCCGGAGAAGGACATCGAGATTGACTACCCGACTCTTATCTTCCTGTACAATTCGATGATGCAGCCCAGCGGTATCGGACTTGAATCTGCCCGACTGATTGCTCGTTTCGAGAACTACAACGAAGAGACAGACGGTCCATTCGAGGAAGATGTTCCCGTGACATACAGCGGTGTTCTTGAGAAGATTAAGCATCACGTTGACGGTCTGGCTTCTGTTGACAAGAAGATTAACATCCTGCATCAGCGTTACAACCTGGCACTTGCCGGTCTTCGTATGACTCTGAAGATTTCTGAGATTGAAGAATTCGTTGAATTCAACAATGCAATCACGAATGCCGGAGTCGAGCAGGCAACTGAAGAGACGGTCAATCCCGAAAAAGCAGAGAAGAAATGAAAAACGAACATCAAATCGTTAAAAAATAGTTAAAGTCGTGATAATTTTGTCGCGACTTTAATTATGTTCAAAAAATAATTCGTATATTTGCACCACAATTTATCACAAACAAGATATATGGCAGACGATAGCAACAGAACAATTGAGAGCATCCGCGATAAGATAGTGGAATGGACTGAACGCAACATCGGTTCAGACTTCTCATTCCGCCAGGGTCAGCTGGAGGGTATTCTATACATTATTAATAATATACTGAACCGTGATGTAGAGACAACAATTATCCAGGCTCCGACTGGTTCCGGAAAGTCTCTGATACTGATTATCGCTGCCGGTGTGCTCAGTACATATTATAATCTGAAGTCATATATACTGGCATCGGACCTCTATCTGTGGCAACAGTACGCTGCTGCAATCAACAAATACAAGCTTCGCAATTTCGGCTATCTGAAAGGCAGTATGGGAAACTATACATGTCATCGCACGAATACAGACTATCAGACCGGAAAGTGCCGGATAGAGAAAGTGAGTCTGACGAATATGCGAAACCGAGACTGGCGAATGAAGAACGGCTGGTCCTGTGCTGAGACTTGTCTCTATATGAAGCAGCGTTTCCGTGCAGAAATGGCATCTGTTTCACTTCTGACATATCAACTGTGGCTGTACCAGATGAACCTCGTAGAGCACGAAGACAAGACAATGGGCTTCCAGCCCCGTCCGGTTATCTTCTGTGATGAGTGTCATAATATACCCGACATCGTAGAGAAATACGCTCAGCCGGTCATCAACGTAGTAGAAGACCGCGAGAAATTCTGTCAGATAGTTGATTATGCAATTACCAATAACATCGAAGTGTCTTATTGTGCTGACTGTATGAGACCGGATGCTCTGAGAAAACTGCTGATGAACGACGACGAGACAACTGCGGTCAAAGCAATGAACATCGATGAAGTCATCACACTCGACACTGTCATCAGCAACTACGACTATTTCGTAGATTGTCTGGGAATCACTGAAGACATCGACCACCGTCACGATATTAAGATGGACATTCTCCTGGACTTTATGCCGACAGTGAAGTTTGTAGAAAAACTGGCTGAATCCGCACTCGACAAAATGTCGGGAATGGAAGAGCCGTCCTCGAAGAAAGAACAGAAGAAGCGATTGGCCGACTTCAAGGCATTGTCCTGGATGCACAACTACGCATCGATGCTGACAGAGTTTATGAAGTCTGCTTCGTCTGCCGGTCACGAATACGTAGTCATCGAAGAAAGCAAAGACAGAATCACCGGTATGATTTCTTATACACTGAGCTGTGTGAAGGAAGACTATCTCTGCTATAACTTCCTGATGAAGAATGCGAAGTACAAAGTAATGACGAGTGCAACTGTCGGCAATAAGGAATTCTTCAGGGACAACATCGGTGTGAAATACTGCGAAAGCGGCAGTCACGAGTTTATGGATATGCCGAGTATCTTCGACTATTCAAAAAGCCCGATTTATTTTCTGCCGAAATACAAGATGTCATATCAGAACAAGCAGTATGACTTCCCGAAGATCATGCAGACGATTTACCAGATATTGGGGAGCGTCCGTTTCAAGGACAAGCACGGTATGATTAACACCGGTTCATACGACAATATGAAACAGATATATGACAACGCACCCAATGACATCAAGAAGCGGTTGTGTATGTATCTGACGTCTAAGGACAAGAAAGACACTATTGAGAGATTCATTGCTCAGAAAGATGCAGTGCTCATCGGTCCGACGCTTGTAGAAGGTGTTGACCTGCCTGACGATCTGTGCCGGTTCATCATCATTGCGAAGATTCCGTATCCGAACATCTCGAGCAAGACAGTCAAGGCAAAGATGAACATATTTCCGATGTGGTATGACTCAACAACGAGCAACACTGTTATCCAGAATATCGGACGCGGTGTGCGCAATGAACACGACTACTGTGAGACGTTCATCCTGGACGGGTGTTTCCAGAGACTCTATGAGAATACCCAGAACCAGTATCCGATAGAAATTCAACAACGTATAAAAATATTGTAAAATGAAAAAATATAAATACGAAACTGAAAACGACAGTTGCATAACACATTGCCCGCACCGGCCTCAGCATAACTGTTATATAGGCAGTTTCATATGCGATATTTGCAACTTTCAAGCGAAACACGATTACAATAACAATATAGTATTTTGTACATATGAAGACGAAGAACAAAGAACAGAAGACGGCAGTGAAGAAAAAATCTAAGAAAGAGCCGGTGCAATATGACCCGTTCATACGGGAAGATATTTACGAAGTGATAATGAAGAATGTCGGGTGGCTGCGTGATGCCTGCATAAAATATGCCGGTATCGTTGAAGCACCGATTGAAGTCTGGAAGAAGATTGATGCAATGATTCTTGAGATTTCAGAACGAGCATTCAAGAAAGAAGTCCACGGTTATTACTATCGTAAAGAACCGATGAAACGGGCAACTTACACTATCAGTCAGAGGGTCCGCGAGAAATGGCGGAAAGAACAGATAGTCATTTGGTCCGGACAGATGATAGAAGGAAACAGGGAATGGAACGAGCACTGCTGCTATCATATATTCCTCGACTGCGCAATATGGCTCAGCGAGAATTCAAAGCAGGAGAAAGCATCTGAGAAGAAAAGTGATGATGAAGAAAATGTTGATTAATCTTCATCTTCGAACCAGACATCATCCTGCTTGAGCAGTTCGTTAGAGACTCGAACCATATCTTCATCCGGGGATTCATTCTCATAATGGGAAACTTCGGGCTTGATACGCATCTGAGCGAAATGCTGCTGACGGGCTTTCGGATGACGATCCTGGCGAGTCTGCTCAACGGCTTTCCGGAAATCATCAATGATGTTGTTGTAGATATTCTCGGTGTCCATCATCTGCTGAAACAGATAACGGAACTGAGGCTCAGCCCATAATGACTTGGAAACCTGGTCGAGTTTATCGTGACGGATAAGAAGAATCATCGCACCATAGACATCCTGTAATGTGAGGTCTTCGATTCCAGTCAGCCCGATATAGTCCTGGAGATATTCCCGTTTATAGTCTTTCTTGTTGTTCGGCATCGTTAAAAAGATGTAATTTCAATATTTATATTGATTATCGGAGATTTCCGGACAGACAAAAATGCAATAATAAGTATAATTAACAAAGAAACGTTTTAAAAATAAAAAGAAATGGCAGAATTAGCAGTCAAGGTGAGCGTTGCTATGGAGTTCGACAACGTTCAGAAGAAAAAGAGAAAACCGGCTCGTGAACGCAAGGCTTCATATGAAAGCCTTTGTGAAAGATTAAAGACAGCAATTGCAAAAGACGGAGGACGCTACGTAACGTTCGGGTTTGCATCTGGAGAAAGCGACCCGTCAATGGAACGTTGCGGCTTGCTAGCATGCGGAGTAGAGTATGACAAAAAACTCTATTTCCTGTATGTAGATAAGAACCGTACAGTCCAGATGGTACATCACAGCGAAACGTACCGGCTGATGAGGGAAATTCCGTCATCGTTCAGTGTGCTGAGTTATATCTATTCCAAGCAGCGTCAGACTGTCATCGATATAGTACAGTATTACCTGGATGAGCACGAGGATGATATGAAACTCATCGGAGAAATCGGAATTCATCCGATACGCTCAGAAAAGAAGAACTTCAACCGAAACGGGAAACCGGGAACTGCTAAGAGACATCACCATAGAAACAAGAAGAAATCTGCTAATGATGCAAAATAATTGAAGTGGAGTCTGAACGGCTCCACTTCTTTCGTATTCACAAACTGCATGTTTCAATTGATAAATACGGAAATATTTCGAACTATACAAATAGATGCTGCTTAATTAGCTTTCACAACAATTCGTCATACATTTCGAATACAATTTCTTCTATCCGGAAATCGTTGCTCAATGGCTTCCAGTACTGAAGCGTCGTTATCTTCCGT